ACCTACATCGGACCGCCCCTCCCGCGTCGCGGGTGGCCGTTCTCCTAAGACACCGCACAATATCCCGTCAGAGCGCCGATGCCGTCATTGTGGCTACGTATTGCAGGCCCATTCCGAAATTTGTATTGGTATTCACATCTCATGTGTACAAGAGTTGAACCTTAGGCGGCGCGCACGGATACCAGGACCAAGGTATGGCAAGGCCCAAGACTAACACTCCCGCTACCGGCTCGAACCTCCGTGGAAGTGGCATTACGACTGTCAACGACGAGCCTGTGTGGTCACACGATCCCGAGTCACTCTCAGTAATCGCGGAGGTTCTCCGCTGTCGTGACGAGGCCTGGGACGCGAAGCAGTCCCGGTTGCGCAAGAACCGGCGCAACATGGATGCCTACCTCGGCCGTCAGGACTGGAGTTACAAACAAGATGGACAAAGTACCGAGTTCATACCAAAGACTTCAGTTTCTGTTGAGTCTATGGGCAATTTTATCAAGCGCGGTCTTATTAAGTTTGGTGATTACTACTCTGTTGAGGTGGATTACGAGCTTTCCAAGCTCATAAGTGGCGCACAACTACGCGCTATTTTGAACAACTTCCTGAACGATCTGTGGGAAGGCAACAACAAGTCGACGACGTTCCCCATGGTCGTCTCCGACGCCATCAAGATGGGGCTGCTCAACAGCCTCATTATTCTTAAGGTGCATGGCGGCTTCGCCCCGTCCCGAACCTTCGGCTTCGTTCCTGGCAAACAGGACGAAGAAGACACGCTGGAAATGGAGGAGAGTGAGTCTTGGAAACTGCGAATCGACTTAGTCCAGCCCGAAGACTACTACCCCGATCCCACCGGGCATGGTCTCTATGAGATTCACAGTGTCGAACGTGACCTCCATGAAGTGGTTGAAGCGGCTGAACAAGGCATCTACGACAAGGAAACCGTCGACCAACTGGTCGGCACCGATTATAAGATGCCAGAAGATGAGGCGAGGAGTGAGAGAGACAAGAACCAAGACGAAGCAACCCAGCCCAGTTTCCGAAAACGAGTCCTCTTGGACGAGTTCTGGGGCACGTTGCTCAAGTCAGATGGTACTATCGCTCACCGTAACTGCGTCTGCACCGTGGCCAACAAACGCTTTCTCATCAGAAAGCCTGAGCCAAATCCGTTCTGGCACCAAGAATCCCCTTTTGTCGCTGAACCAATTGTAAGAATCCCATGGTCTGTATGGGGAAAGGCCCTCTTCGATGACGCGGTGGACCTTAACTTGGCCCAGAATGAGCTATTCAACCTTATCCTTGACGGTGGAATGGCTGCTGTTTGGGGTACAAAACAGATCCGGCTCGAGGATCTGGAGGACCCTGGGCAAGTAGCCGGTGGTCTGAAGCAGGGAATGACCCTTGCTGTCAAGCAAACACTCCCTCACAACGCGAAAGTGGTCGAAGTTTGCGCTACTGGTGACGTTCCCCAGGACGCTATGCAGATTTATGAGGCTCTGGACCGCGAATACAACGCAGCGGTGTACACAAATGAGCTTAAGCTGGGCAGTTTGCCCAGCAAACAGGTCCGTGCGACCGAAGTTATTGAGAGTTCTAACAGTCAAGCGATCACGCTTGACGGTCTGACCGCCGATATTGAGCGAAAAGTGATCGACCGGACCATCTACCTGGCCTGGATGAACGTTTTACAAAACGCAGATGGCTTTCCAGACAAGATGATGACCTCTGTGACCAACCGGGCGGTCGCTAATATCATTATGAGGGCCTCTCCGGAGGAGAGGTTCGCCCTTTTTGGCGGTCGGACGCAGTTTCGGACGTTTGGGCTGTCCGCAACGATGGCAAAGGCACTGGATTTCCAGAAATTCATGTCAATGATGCAGGCTGTCCAGCTCAGTCCGATGCTGTTTGAGGCTTTTATGATGAAATTCAGCCCAGACCGCGCCTTGACTACCATCATGACCAAGCTCAACATCAATCCTGATGATCTGCAATTGACTCCAGAAGAACAAGAACAAGCTGCTGAACGAATGCAACGCACTCTAGCCATTGGCCAAGTCATGCAACCTCCAGGCCGGGGTGGTGCTGGCGGCGGCGCTTCCGCTCCTGGTGCAGCAGGTGCTCCTCCCGGTGCTCCCGCTGGGGGCGGAAGCAGCCTTCCGGCGTCCATCAACCAGGGTGTGAACCCAACAACCGGGCTGGTGCCTAATGCTTGACGGAGGTTTCTATGCCTCTGACGAAGAAGGGGCGCAAGATCATGCGAAGCATGAGGCGCTCGTATGGCAAGAAGAAAGGAACGCGAGTGTTCTACGCAAGTGCAAACAAAGGCCGCATTCGCGGCGTTCACGGAAGGCGTAAGAAGAAACGGCGACGGAGGTACTAATGAAGCGTCTTATTCTACTGGCGGCGTTGGTTGTGGTTCCAGGGAGTGCCCAGGCCTGCTTCTGGGACTGGTTCGACGACCGCCCTTCTCCCCGCTATAGTCGTTACTACGACTATGAATATGAGCCCCTTTATGTCTACGACCGGCCACGTCGCTCCCAGCGTCGTTACTACTACTGGAGGTACTAATGGCAAAGGATCGGGCTGGCGCTGCCAGCCATGATGAGTGGGGATCTCACCCCGATTGGTCAGGAATGGGAGGTGGTATGTCAGCCAGTGAAAACCGCATGGTCAACCACGTTGGCCGCAACATAGCCTCCAAAGGAGGCCCGAAGGACACTTCTCGAGGTTCTAACCTCGGAAAGGACGCAACCAACAAGAAGATGACTTTGGGAACCAATCCGGACGAAGTCTCTCCCTGTTCAACCCCTCAGTCTAGGAACCGTTGATGGCTAAGATCTTGAAGCGGACCGGCAAGATCAAGAAGTTTGGTGTGAAGCCTAAGGAGGCTTCATGTTCTAGTTCCTGCCATTCCCGCAACAAAGGCAAGTACAAAGGCGCTTACTGATGGCGTACCATCGCCAACGTATCGACCCAGAGGTTTTGATCCGTTCCCTCATTCAAAATGCTCAGGCGATGGGGAACCGGCCGTTAGAGCAGCGTCTTTCTGATCTAACGGTCTGGTTCTACCGAAATCGCAAGTCGATTTCTCCTGACAACTTGCACCTCCGTCAGAAACTGACGGAAGACTCCCTTTGGATCATGCTTGAAGTCATTGCTCTGACCATGGACCGGCTCCAGGAATTGGAACACAAAGGCAAGTCTGAACACTTGTGGATTCCGAATGGAATCAAAGTTGAGGGTGACTTGGTGACACATGACTGATGCCACCAACCTGGAGGCTATGCAGCGAGCAGATGAAGCCGCTGCCGTTCGTGGCGTCATTAGCGGCTTTGTCAACGAACAGGTTTGGGCTTGCTTGAACCACCTTGTCGCCAACTATCGCGGCGGGACGTTATCCCACGACACTATGCTCGGCAAGGTTGCCGAAATCAGCGCCCTGACATCTCTTGTTGACGCCCTGGATGGCTCTATGCGAGCCGGAGAAACAGCACGCGAGAAGGAATTTGGAAATGGCACCAAGACCCCGCCGTCGCCCGGCACCCGTTCAAGATCCAAATCCACTTAGTGACGGCCATGTAATGGCAGACGATTCGGCCGAAGAGGCCGAATTGGCTCGTCAGGCAGCCGAAGAAGAGGGCGCCGAGCGCCCTGCGGTCAACATTGAGTCTCTGCAACGCGACATGCTCGCTATGGAGCGACGCCATGCAGAGGAAATGGCTAACCTCCGCCGCCAGAACCCACCACCTCGGGAAACCCCTCCTCCGGAGGAGGACGACGTTGCACAACTCCTCTTCAACGACCCAAAAGCGGCAGTCGCGAAAATCCGCGAACAAGTCGGGCGCGAGATCGAAGGGAAGCTAACACAGAAGTATGTCCAGGACCAAAACACGCAAAAATTCTGGGCAGCCTTCGATGACCAGTTCCCGGACCTGAAAGGAGACAGGGATCTAACTGAGATGATCTTGAACGCCAACCTTTCTACGTTGGCAAATATCCCCGTTGAAGACGCAATGGAAAAGATTGCGGAGTTGACGAGGGCTCGAATAGCACGTTATACAAAAAGTCGGCCTCAAGGCCGCAGACCGTACGCCGAGGGCGCAAGTCCACCTATGCCACCCCGGCAGCAAGCAGAGGACGAAAAACCACCTTCACTATCAGACATTGTGAGGCGGAGGCGCGCTGCCAAGCAAAACAGAGCTACGGTGGCTTAGGAAACGGAGGTTGAACGATGCCACAGTTTACTTGGACGTTCGACTCGCCATCTGGCACGTACAAGAACAATGCATTGTCAATGCGCTTGTACGAGGCGGCGGTCGAAAACAGCGTCTTCGTTGACCACGTTCGCCCGGTTGAAGGCTTCGGCCGCAACTCGGGCGAGTCAGTCACACTGACTCGGGTCCAGAACATAACGGAGCCCACGGACCCGGTTCTGCAGGAAACGACCCGTATCCCTGAAGACCAGTTCGCCTTGTCAAGCAAGGCGATCACCGTCAAGGAAATGGGTCGGGCCGTGCCTTACACGTCCCTTTCTCAGGACCTGTCTCGCTATGATATCGAAAATCCGATCCAGCGTAAACTACGCGATCAGATGCGTCTGGCTCTGGACACTAGGGCGGCCGTTGCATTCAAGCGAGCCTCAGTCAAATACGTCCCAACGGGAGCCGCCACCAACAACATAACTACCAATGGAACTGCTGGTGCCGCAGCGACTGTCAACATGAGTTACTTCCATGTTGAACAGATTCGTGACTACCTGTTCGACACTCTTCAAACTCCACCGCTTGAAGGTGACGACTACGTAGCCATCTTCCGGACGTTGGGGCTTCGGGGAATCAAGCAAGATCCGAAGTGGGAGCTGTGGCACCAGTACACTGAGCCGCAAGCGAAAGCCAACGGTGAAGTGGGTCGCATCGAAGGCGTCCGCTTCATCGAGTCGAACCATGCTAGGGCTCTCGGCAAGGTCGGAACGGGCTCCGTTCTGGGCGAAGGCGTTGTCTTCGGCGAGGACGCAGTCGCTCTTGCCGAGGCCATGACACCGGAGTTACGTGCCGCAATTCCTGGTGACTTCGGCCGCTCGCGCGCGGTCGCGTGGTATGGCATTATTGAGTTTGACATTATCTGGGACACTGGCAACCCAGGCGAAGCCCGGGTTATCCATGTGACCAGCACGTAAGGAGGTTGGCAATGTACACGGACCAGAAAAATGATGTTGTAATGGCCGTTGCCAACTCAGTGGCTGACGCGGCCTTCGCAGCGGCAACTAGAAACCACCCTGCCACGCCTGCGACCGTTCGTAGGCTGTGGGCCACGGTTACGACCGTCATCTCCACGGCGGCGAGCGTAATCACCTTCACCTACCGACCAACGCCGGGAAGTGCAACTGGCCAAGTGACTCTTGGCACGCTGACCATTCCCAACACCACAGCAGTCGGCAAGTTCCTTTACAAGAACTTGACATCTGCTCAAAAGATCATGCCTGGTGGTGAGTTGGTCGCGAGTTTCAGTGGTGGTTCGGCTGGTGCTGCAACGCTTGGCGTCACCACTGACCCGAGCTGGGACAGCGAAGGCAACAACACAAACGCCATCGCGTCAGCTTAAGAGGAGCCTCTCCTTGCCACTCTCGTTGAAAACGCACGACGTTACTGTGAATAAGGCGACGGGCGAAGCCACTGGGGTTAGGGTGACGCCCTATATCCGTCTATGCCAGGGCGACGG